GGCAAAGGCCTGGCTCTTTTCCTTCTGGACCAGTATCTCGACAAGGCCATGCAGATGAACGAAAAGAACACCAACAAGGGCGGCTACCAGGAGAGCGATCTCCGTGAGGAGCTCAACAGCGAGAAGATTCTGAAGGAGTTCACCGGTCTGGAGCTGGCGCCCTTCGACAACGGCGATCTGCTCCGCCTGCCGTTCTACGGCGAGATGTTCGGGCACGATGACTGGTACAACTCCGGCGCCGTGGAGCCTGACGACTGCGAGCAGTGGCCTCTGATGAAGGAACGCGCCAATCGCGTCGCCGAACGCAAGGGCGAAAGCTACGAGTGGGGATGGCTCCAGAACAAGTACGTCCGGTCGGCGACGAGTTTCTGCGATGTCATCAGCTACGGTGGTGCCAACTACTGGTACGCCTCGAACTCCGTCGGCGTCCGCCCGGCTTTCCTGATCAAATTATCGTAAATCCCGGGGGCCTCGTGCCCCCGACATAAACCATCTACAAGCAAGGAGGACAGCGATGGAGCCTATCACTATACGCTGGGAGACCGGCTACATGACCATCAACCCGGACGCCTTTTTCCCAACAAGCACAGCCAGGATCCGGAAGCTCCTCCGGGTGGTCGCCCTGGACTTTGAGCATCAGGACGTCATCCGGATGCAGCTGGCCGGGGCCTGCGAGAGCCGAGCCCAGGAGATCCTGGACGGCCGCAAGAGCCTCGCCAACGAGGCAGTAAACCACCACCAAAAAGCAGCGGACCTGGAGCCGCAGATCGAGACGGCCAAGCGCCGGATCACCACCCTTCGGGCCTGCATCAAAGAGCATCCAAAGAGGGCCCGCCAGTTGGGATACCCTGAACGGCTACGCGAGGAACGGGAACAGCTGAAGAAACTGACCGCCGAGCGCTCCGGAGCCCTCTCAGCCTTCCGGAAGAAAAAGCGCGAGTTCGAGGCCGCTGAGGCCACGGCTGAAAAATTAAGACAGAACGCGGAGGTGCTGAGACCATGACCAACACAGCGGAAAAACTCACCCTGCCCCTGTTCATGGTCAAGTACAACGGCGACCTCCTGATCTCGACCGGCCGCAGCCGCTTCGAGACCTCCTGGAAGAATAAGACCATGAGCTGGGCGGCTCTCCTGAATAAGCTCTCCCGCTCCATGGAGACCACAGAGACCCACGCCGAGTACATGAAGATGAGCAAGGAGCAGCAGGACAAGATCAAGGACATCGGCGGCTTCGTCGGCGGTCATCTGAGGGATGGCCGCCGCAAGACCGGCTACGTCACGGCCCGCCAGCTGCTCACCCTCGACCTGGACTTCCCTCCGGCCGAGTTCTGGGACAATATCATCGACAACCTGGAGATCGACAACGCCCTGGCGGTCTACTCCACACATAAGCACACCAAGGCGAAGCCCCGCTACCGTCTGATCATGCCTCTTGACCGAGAGGTCACGCCGGACGAGTACGAGGCCATCGCCCGCAAGATCGCCGAGAAGATCGGCATCGACTACTTCGACGACTCCACCTTCCAGCCGACCCGTCTGATGTACTGGCCGAGCCATAGCGTGGACGTCGAGCCATTCTTCCAATACTACGATGCCCCCTTCCTTGCGGCTGACTCCATCCTGGCAGAGTACCCGGACTGGACTGACACCAGCTACTGGCCGGAGTCCTCGCGCATGGTGGGCATCAGAAAGAGGGACGCCGACCGGCAGGGCAATCCGCTGGAGAAGAAGGGCCCGCTGGGCGCCTTCTGCCGCACCTACAGCATCACCGAGGCCATCGCCAAGTTCCTGCCGGACGTCTACACCCCGACGGCCAAAGAGGACCGCTACACCTACGCAGCCGGCTCGACAGCTGCCGGCCTGGTAGTCTATGACGGCGACGTGTTCGCCTACTCCAACCACAGCACCGACCCGGCCGGAGGCCGCCTCTGCAACGCCTTCGACCTGGTCCGCATCCACAAGTTCGGACATCTGGATGAGGGCAAGGAGGACACAGCGGTCAGTCAGCTCCCGAGCCAGAAGGCCATGTATGCGTTTGCGAACGAAGACCCGGGCGTCAGCCTGACGCTCGCGAACGACCGCCAGAGCCAATCGGTTTTGGAGTTCGAGGGCGTGCCGCTCCCGGATGACATCGACGACAGCTGGAAGACAAAGCTGGTCCGGACAGAGAATGGCGACGTCAAGCCGCTGATCACCAACGCCGTGCTGATCCTGGAAAACGAGCCCGCCCTTCAGGGGATCCGCTACAACGAGCTGAGCAACGGTATCGAGGTCAAGGGCAAGCTGCCCTGGCCGCGCCCAAACAAATACTGGAGAGACGCCGACGACGCCCAGCTCTACACCTGGGTGGCCGACCGGTATGGCGTCCAGTTCCCGGAGAACCGCTTCAGCAAAGCGCTCACGACCGTAACGGACAAACGCCGCTTCAACCCGCTGCGGGAATATGTCCAGCAGCTCCCTGAGTGGGACGGCGTCCCAAGAGCCGACACGCTGCTGATCGACTACCTGGGGGCACCGGACACCGAGTACACCCGGGCCGTCACCCGCAAGACCCTCATCGGAGCCGTCCAGCGCGTGTTGCAGCCTGGCTGCAAGTTCGACACCGTCCTCGTCCTGGACGGCAAGCCCGGCATCGGCAAGAGCACCCTGCTCCGGAAGCTGGGCGGGAAATGGTTCAGCGACTCCCTCAGCCTGGCCGACACCAGGGACAAGACCGCAGCCGAGAAGCTCCAGGGCGTCTGGATCATGGAGATCGGCGAGATGCAAGGAACCCGCAAGGCCGACGTGGATATTATGAAGGGCTTCATCAGCCGCCAGGTGGATGAGTACCGCGCAGCCTACGGCCGCGTCGTGGAGCATCACCCGAGGACCTGCATCATCTGCGGCACCACGAACAGCACAACCGGCTTCCTGAGAGACACCACTGGCAACCGGCGCTTCTGGCCCGTGCCTGTCAACGGCGGCGGCCGCCTCAGTGTCTGGGATATGACCGAAGACACCCGCGCTCAGATCTGGGCCGAGACCATGATCCTCGTGGCCGAGGGCGAGACCTCTTATCTGGACGCCGCGATGGAGCTGGAGGCTGCGAAGATGCAGCGCGAGGCCATCGAGTACGACGACCGCGAGGGCGAGGTCATCGACTACCTGGAGACCCTACTGCCGGCGGACTGGTACAGCTGGGACATGGCGAAGCGCGTGGACTTCTTCCAGCAGCGTGACGTCCTGGACGTGAAGGTGGACTGCACCATGCGCCGGACTAAGGTCTGCGCTCGTGAGATCTTCTGCGAGTGCTGGGGACGGCCGAAGAACGCATGGAAGCGCCAGGACGGCTACGACATCGCCGGCATCATGGCGAGGATCCCCGGCTGGGAAAAGACCGGCAGGGAGGCGAGGGTCCCAGGCTACGGCCACCAGCGAGTGTACACAAGAGCCGAGGAATGATGTGGATTTGAACTTGTGGACGCTCACACTTGTGGACACCTGAACGGAGTCCACAAGTCAGCCTGTGGACAGATATGTGGACACGGAAAAACCTTGATTTTACAAGGCTTTTCCACAAGTCCACAAGTGACCACAAGTATTATATGAATTTTTATTATTACAACCGCAAAGAGCGCCTGCAAAACGCCCTCGCGCATATACACAGGGCCTATATAGAAAATTTTCGGCGAAACTTGTGGACAAGGAGGACACCCATGGAAAAAAGAGAACGAGACATAGAAAAATGGCTGCGCGAGAAGATCCAGCAACTGGGCGGCGTCGCGATGAAGTTCACCAGCCCCGGCAATGATGGCGTGCCTGACCGGATCGCAATACTGCCAGGGGGCCAGGTGTGGTTTATCGAACTGAAGAAGGACGGCGAGGTCCCGAAAAAGATCCAGGAATGGCAGATCGAACGACTCCAGAAGCTGGGCTGCAACGTGGCAGTGATCGCAGGCATGAAGGAGGCGCGAGCCTGGATCTGGGAGGTGATCGGCTGATGAAGTACGCCCCCCACGACTACCAAACAAGGGCCACCAACTTCATCCTGGAGCACCCGAAGGCCGGGATGCTGCTGGAGATGGGCCTGGGCAAGACCGTCATCACCATGACCGCCATCGACATCCTGATCAACGAGATGTTCGAGGTGGATCGCGTCCTGGTCATCGCGCCGAAGCGAGTGGCCGAGGACACCTGGACACGAGAGCACGCCAAGTGGGACCACCTCCGCCACCTTCGCGTCAGCAAGGTGCTGGGATCACCAGAGCAGCGGCGCTGGGCGCTGGTCACGGACGCCGACATCTACGTCATCGGCCGCGACAATGTGGTCTGGCTGGTGGATCTCTACCAGAAGCTGAAGACCGGCTGGCCCTTCGACATGATTGTGATCGACGAGCTCTCCAGCTTCAAAAACCCCCAGGCCAAACGCTTCCGGGCTCTCCGGAAGGTCATGCCGAAGGTGAGCAGGGTCGTCGGTCTGACCGGCACTCCTTCGGCCAACGGTCTCATGGACCTCTGGGCTGAGATCTACCTGCTGGACCGTGGCGAACGCCTGGGCCAGACGCTGGGCGCCTACCGCGAGAAATACTTCCGGCCGGGAGCCCGGAACGGTTACATCGTCTTCAAGTGGGAGCCCCTTCGGGGAGCCAGGGAGAAGATCGAGGCCGCCATCAGCGACATCTGCATCAGCATGAGCGCGGCCGACTATCTGAAGCTGCCGAAGCGGATCGACAACCGGATCCCGGTCAAGCTGAGCCCCCAGGAGATGAAGCAGTACAAGACCATGGAGGCCGAGCAGCTGCTTCACATCGACGACGAGGACGTGGTCGCCCTGAACGCGGCCGCCGTGATGACCAAGCTCCTACAGATTGCCAACGGCAGCGTCTACTCCCACGAGGGCAATGTCGTCCGGCTGCATAATGCAAAGCTGGAGGCGCTGCTGGAGATTATCGACACCACCGACAGCCCTGTCCTGGTATTTTACAGCTACAAGCACGACCTGGACGCTATCCGGGCAGCGATCCCCGAGGCCCGGACTTTGGACGGCCCGGAGGACATCGCAGAGTGGAACGCTGGCGAGGTCCAGGTGCTCCTGGCGCATCCGGCCAGTGTGGGCTACGGCCTCAATCTCCAGGAGGGCGGCCATGTGATCGTGTGGTACGGCCTCACCTGGAGCCTGGAACTCTACCAGCAGGCCAACGCCCGCCTCTATCGGCAGGGCCAGGAGAAGCCGGTGATCATCCACCACCTGATCGCAGAGGGCACCGTGGACGAGCAGGTCATGGATGCCCTGGAGGCAAAGGACACCAGTCAGGCGGCCTTGATGGCAGCACTGAAAGAAAGGAGAAATAAATGAGCGACCCGAGGAGAAACGCGGAGGGCTATCTCGATGTGACAGCCTATCTCGGCACCAAAAGCGTCATACAAGAAGAAAACGAGGCCGAGCGAAAGAACAAGGACCTGATCCACACCTTCCGCCTTTTGGCTGACATGGCTGGCTTTGAAATAGTCGGCCGCATCACGATAAAACACAAAAAGACAGGGAGGATTTTCAGATGATCGGATATTTAAGCGGTCCCATTACGGGCCATAAAGACTACCGGCGTCAGTTTGCGAAGGCTGCCGCCGCGCTGAAGGAGATGGGCTACAATGTCATTAACCCTGCGGCGATTGATGACGCCATTCCCGTCGAGTGCATGAGCTACGAGGAAATCATGCGGATCGACCTGGAGCTCCTGTCCATTGCTGACTACCTGGTGCAGCTTCCCGGCTGGGAGCGATCCATCGGCGCCAGTCGCGAGCTGGGCTTCGCCCTGGGCACCGACAAGATCATCGTCAGCCTGGAGCAGCTTCTCACGAAGGAGGTGACGCTGTCATGACTTTAGACGAGACCTATGACTTCCTGATGCAGATCCGCCGCAAGGAGATCATCATCAGACGGAAAGAGACCCAGCGGGACGAGCTGAGGGCCTGCCTGCTGCCTGGCGCCATCCGCTATGACCGCGACAGGGTCCAGAGCACTCCGACCGATAAGATGGCCGACGTCATCGTCAGAGTGGACGAGCTGGGCCGAGAGATCGAGCAGCTCCGGCGTGAGAAGGCCTCCCTGGTCATCGAGATCAGCGACGCCATTGAGACGCTGAAGGACGACTACGAGAGAACCGTGCTGACCGAGTTCTACATAGCACGGGCGCCGATGACCGAGGTGGCTGACGCCATCAACTACAGCGTCCGCAGGGCGTATCATTTCAGGAAGATGGGCGTCACCCATCTGGGGGAGGTTTTAGGATGATCAAACTGTTAAAAGGCAACTGTCTCGACCTTCTGCGGTGGCTGGAGCCCGGCTGCGCGGATCTCGTTCTGATAGATCCGCCATATTCCAGCGGCGGCCTGTTTGCCGGCGACCGCAAACAGGACACCCGCGTCAAGTACACCGACGCCGACTTCAACGGCGCGGCACGCTTCCCCAGCTTCTCCGGTGACAACATGGACCAGCACAGCTTCATCCAGTTTATGACCCATGTCAGCATGGAGCTCAGAGAGTTGACCAAGGAAGGCGGCACCATCGCCGCCTTCATCGACTGGCGAAACCTTCCGGCCATGACGGACGCGATCCAGATGGCCGGCTGGGTATGGCGTGGGGTCATTGTCTGGGACAAGGGCATCAGCCGAAACATCCCCGGCCGTTTTCGTAACGACTGCGAGTACATCGTCTGGGGCACCAACGGCCGGAAAGAGGTGGACTGGAAGGCAGCCAAGGGCGCCAAGGCCATGCCGGGCATCTACCACATCAACGGTGTCAACACCAAGCAGAAGCACCACCAGACGGAGAAGCCCGTGGAGCTCCTGAAGGCCCTGATCCAGATCTGTCCAAGGGGGGGGGACCGTGGTGGACTGCTTCATGGGATCCGGCAGCACGGGCGTCGCTTGCGTCCAGGAGGGCCGGAACTTCATCGGCATCGAGCTGGGCGACCAATACTTCGACACGGCCACCAAGCGCATCCAGGAGGCCGAGGACGAACTACTGAACGACTTTTAGAAAGTCGGCGAACATTGCAAACCAGAACGTGTTATACTGGTAAAGTGGACGAATGAGAGCAGGACCGGAAGGGCCTGCTCTTTTCCGTTTATCGAAACGACGAATAGGAGGCGGCGAGACCATGCCAAAAGCAAGGAACTCGAAAGTGGACGAGGCCCTTGCATTGTATCGGCAGGGCCTTAAACTCATAGAAATCTCCCGGAAGCTGGACATCCCGGAGGGGACTGTCCGCCGATGGAAATGCACCTACAAATGGGACGCCCCCGAAGAAACCGAGCGCTCGCAACCTAAAAAACCGAACGCTCGCAAACGAGGAGGGCAGCCTGGTAACAAGAACGCCACCGGGCCACCCGGTAACAAGAACGCCGAGAAGTTCGGCTTCCTGTCCAAGTATCTCCCAGAGGAGACACTGGAACTGCTGCACCTGACAGCGGGCTCCTCCCCTCTGGATCTTCTCTGGACCCAGATCCAGCTGGCCTACGCTGCCATCATCCGGGCGCAGAAGATCGCCTACGTCAAAGACGCTGAAGACAAGACCATCGAGAAGATCGAGGACCGCAGCGGCGCCGAGTCATGGGGCGAGAAATGGGAAGTCCAGCAGGCCTGGGACAAGCAGGCCAACTTTATGAAAGCACAGGCACGCGCTCAGAGTGAGCTCCGTGGTCTGATTAAGCAATACGACGAGATGCTGCACAAGGACTGGGACGCAGCCACAGAGGAGCAGAAAGCTCGCCTTCATCTGCTGAAGGCTAAGCTGAACGACGGCTCCGATGACGCCGGGAAGGTGGTGATCATCAATGACACGCACGACCCGCATCAGTGACCTGATCATCCCGAAGTTCTGGCCGGCCTTCAATGATCGAGAGCACACGCACAAGATCCTGACCTCTGGGCGAGCCGGCACCAAGTCCTCAGAGGCTGCCATCGAGGTCGTGTATAAGATCGTCAGCGAGGAAGACTGCTCCGCCGTGGTCATCCGGAAGCGCCATAACAAGCTCCGGAAAACGGTCTACAAAGAAATCAAGCGAGCCATCAAGCGCCTGGGGCTGCCGGAGAGCCTGTTCAAGATCACGGTCAGCCCCATGGAAATCACATACAAGCCAAACGGCAACACCATCTACTTCACTGGATCCGACAGCATTGACGACACCAAGGGCATCATCGACGAGAGCAAGCCCATCAAGATCGTGCTGCTGGATGAGGTCAGCGAATTCTTCACAGACGGCGAAGGCGAGGACGAGCTCCAGAACATCGAGGCGACCTTCATCAGAGGTAACGCTGAAGGCTTCCAGATGTTCTACCTCTACAACCCACCGAAGAACCCCAACGCCCCCGTGGTGGTCTGGTGCCGGAAGATGGAGAAGCGCCCGGACTGCATCCACGTCCATGTGGACTACCGGGACGTGCCTCCTGAGTGGCTGGGCGCCAAGCTGATCGAGGCGGCTGAGATCCTCCACGAAGTGGATGAGCGCCAGTGGAGATGGCTCTGGCTCGGCCTCAGCATCGGCGTGGACGAGCTTATCTACTATATGTTCGGCGATGCTGCCATCCAGCGCCCGAGCCGCGACCACTACCGGATCATCGGCATCGGCGTGGACTATGGCCAGCAGAACGCCACAACATACCAGGCGGCCGGCCTGAATGAGTACGAGCACAAGCTGGACGGCCTGGCGGAATACTACCACAGCGGCCGGGAGACCGGAACGCAGAAAAGTCCCAGCGAGTACGCCGGGGACTTCGTCAAGTTTTTGAACCTGCTGCATGAAACCTACTCATGCAGCTATTTTTATACCTTCATCGACCCCTCGGCCCGTGGCCTGATGGAGGAGATCAAGCGGGCCACCAGGGGCATCGGTTACAACGTGCTGATCCGCGACGCCGAGAACGACGTGGCGCTGGGAATCTCCCGAGTGCAGAAGCTCCTGACCTTCAAGATGATGACCGTGTCGCCAGACCAGGAGAACGCCGTCCGGGAGTTCGGTCTCTATGAGTACGACAAGAAAAGCATCGAGAGGGGCCGCGAGGAGCCCGTGAAGCAGGACGACCATGGCATGGACGCCATCCGCTACCTGGTCATGGGAATGTGGTCGAAAATCAAGAACTACCTGCCCGTTAGGGATAAAGAGGAGGAGCCGGAAGGAGCCATAAAATGAACATTTTCGAGTATTTCAAAAAGAAGGGCATCGACACCATCGACAGCTCCTTCTACAGCAAGATCGCCATGTGGGACAGCTGGTACAGGGCGAACGTCAAGCGCTTCCACCAGTACCGTGTCTACCATGGCACCGGGCAGTATGAGCGCTGCCATCGCAAGAGCCTGGGCATGGCGAAGAAGATCTGCGAGGACATCAGCGACCTGCTGCTGAACGAGCGCGTCACCATCACCATCAAGGACGAGACCACGGCCAAGTTCGTCCGCAGCGTTCTCGATGCTGCGAACTTCACCGTGCAGGGCAACGAGTACCAGGAGCGCAAGGCTGCTTGCGGCACCGTGGCCTATGTCCCGTATCTGACCAACATGGAAGTGGCCGAAGACGGCAGCGTCCTGAGTGCTGACATCAAGCTGGACTATGTGGTGGCCAAGAACATCTACCCCACAGCCTGGGAGAACTCCAGGATCACCGAGGTCATCTTCGCATTTCCGAAGACCTACAAGCGCAAGAAGTACGTCCAGCTCCAACACCATAAGCTGGAGCCCTGGCAGGACAAGGATGGCAACGATCTCGGCTATCAGTACGTCATCGAGAACAGCGTCGTGGAGTGTTCCTCCGGCGCTGGTCGAGATCTGACGCCTGCCGAGTGGAACGCGATCCCGTACTTCGAGGGCCTGGCTGCCAGAGTCGAGACCGGCTCCAATCAGCCCCAGTTCATCATCGACAAGCTGAACATCGCGAACAATGTGGACGAGGACGACACCAACCCGATGGGCGTGGCGCTTTTCGCCAACAGCATCGACGTCCTGGCCAAGATCGACCTGGAGTACGACAGCTACGCCAACGAGTTCACCCTCGGTCGCAAGCGCATTTTCGTGGCGCCTGAGATGCTGACCGACGCCAACGGCTCCCAGGTATTCGATCCCGACGACAGTGTATTCTATACGCTGCCGGAGGACTACTTCAAGAACACCAAGGAGGCGCTGCACGAGGTCAACATGGAGCTGAGGACCGAGCAGCACGAGCAGGCCATCAACAACGATCTGAATCTGCTCTCCTTCAAGTGCGGCTTCGGCACCCAATACTACCGCTTCGAGCGTGGCACGGTCGCGACGGCCACTCAGGTCATCAGCGAAAATTCCGATATGTACCGCACGATCCGCAAGCATGAGATCATCCTCCAGGACGTTCTCACCGACCTGATCTGCACGATCATCCGCCTGGGTAAGACTGCCAACGTGTCCGGCCTGGCGGAGAACACCGACATCGTGATCGACTTCGACGACTCCATCATCGAAGACAAGCAGACGGAAAGAGCCGAGGACCGCAAGGACGTCGCCATGGGCGCCATGGGTCTGCCGGAGTACCGCGCGAAATGGTACGGCGAGACGGAGGAAGTCGCAGCCAGTAAGCTGCCTGACCAGTCCGCCGGCGTTCTGATGTAATGGATCAGAGCTACCACGACCTACTGGCTGCCGGCGTCGAGAAGCGCTTTCGGGACCTGGAGATGGCGATCATGGACGACATCATCCGCCGGATCCGGAAGGCCGGCACAATCACCGACTCGGCCGACTGGCAGATCCAGCGCCTCATCATCCTGGGCAACAGCACCCAGGACATTGAGGACCTGATCCGGAAGGCCGTGGACGGAAACGAGGAGGAAGTCCGCCGGCTCTACGCTGAGGTCATCGAGCGGGAATATACCCGCGACCGCAGCCTCTACGAGCAGATCGGCAAGGAGTTCATCCCCTACGAGCAAAACCCCGAACTCCAGCAGCTGACCGACGCCCTGGTGCATCAGTCCAGCGAGGAGCTCTACAACATCACCAGGAGCACCGGCTTCATGCTGGACAACGGCCACGGCGGGAAAGTCTTCACGCCCCTGGCTGACGTCTACAATGGCTACCTGGACGACGCCATCACCGGCATGGCCAACGGCGCCTACGACTACAACACGCTGGTCCGCCGCATGGTCAGCCAGATGACAGCCTCCGGGCTCCGGACCGACCACCCCTTCAGCGATGGCGGCAGCGACTACGGCGTGGACTACGCCAGCGGCTGGCACAATCGCGTGGACGTGGCCGCCC